TACCTATCACAGCGGAGAATTTACAACGTCGATTAAAAGCGAATTTTTGGTTACCTGAATATCGTAATTATCGCCGTACTTCTTTCTAATGTTAGAAATTAGATATAACAAATTCTAATATTAAGCACATTATCGAAGTAAAAAACTAAATGAAAAAAGGTTGCTAACGCTATATTGCATATAGTGTTGGCAACCTTTTTTATTGCTATCCAATCCATTAGTTTAGCAAGTTTACTTTTACCGGTTTTTCAGCACAGTTCAATGATTGTTTTTTATTAAATTCTAGACAATAAAAAACCCTTACAAGTCAATGACTGTGAGGGTTTGAATGTGGTGGGCCCAGTAGGACTTGAACCTACGACCAAAGGATTATGAGTCCTCTGTAGGCTATTAATATTTAGAAATATTAGAGAGTATTGGAATTCATTAAAACGTAATATCTTACTGTAAGCCCTGAGATTTATAGCTCTCAATGATAATCTCGCAATATTTAGAACTATCAAAATATATGTAACAATAATCCCAGAGTATACTCATAGTATACTTACAGGAAAATGGATACTCTTAAAATCATAATCTCTAACATCTAAAGTGCATACAGCGTATGCACCTCAGGATAACGGTAACGGTGCTCTTAGAAAGATTTGCAGGGTGCTGTTAGGCATATTGCGCCGTGTGCTGGTAGGCTGGCATGCTATCCAAATAAGCGTCCAAATCTCGCTTATAATAAATAACTTGTCTGCCAATCTTAGTGAACGTGATGCCGTTAGTATCCTCACATCGCATTTTTTGTAGCGTTGCAGTTGACACACCAAGATAGCTTGCGGTGTGTTCTGCTGAGAGAGGGGTGTTAGGCGGGCTGTCTATAACGTACTGAGCCATCTCCATTTTCTCATTTCTGCTTACTTGCCGCCATGTTTTTTTAGCCATAATCTAATCCTTAATGTGATTGATAAATAGGAGTGTTATGGTTGTGCCATAACCAATGGCAACCCTTACATAACCATCTCACTGATAGCGGCTTGTTATAGTCATCATGATGAGCTTCAATATAACCATCACTGCCACATTCAGAGCAGCAAGTGTCTTTAACAATCTTGCCTGATTCCACAGCTGCATACGTTGCAACTCTTACTGCATGACGGCCTGGGTATTTGCCAAGATAAACATGAAAGCGATCTCTAGCAGCTTGTTTGCCCTCATCACTGGCATAGTAAGCAAGTCTATGAGCAGCCCTATGAGACTCACTGACTCTCTGTCTCACGCATGATTTGCATTCCCCATGTCCGGCCTTATAGATTGTTGATTTGTAGAAACCATTGACTGATTTACTGCTATCGCATTTTTTACACGGTACTAATTTTTTCATATTAATACTCCCTGTTATTTTCTCTGATTATATGACGGTCTTTCTTAATTTCTATTTCAAGCATTTTTTCCTCTAAGGCTCTCAATTTTGACTTTGTAATCTCTGGCACACTGCTTTAAGAGCAGCTGATTAGATAAGCAGATATTACTCATTATGAGTTATTTCGTCAACTCATTTATGAATAATAAATGAAACAAGTAAATTAAAAACAAAAAAAACCCGCAATATGCGGGTTTTTGAGTATTATTTGAATTACCTATATATAGTCAGTCTACTATCGATAACGCCAATAAATTCGTAGTTATCAAAATCATCTATACTCATTGAACCATCAGATCTAGTCTCAGTAACAAGCATATTATTACCCCCGCCAACATTAGCTCCAGCCTGTCTAATAACAGTCTTACCAGTCTTCTTATGAATTAACAGTAAGTAATTTCTATTCCTCAAATCCCCTATATCAAACTCAGTCTCTATATATAGATAATCACCGTCCTGAAATACCCAGCTAAAATCACTGCCAATAACAAGGAAGACAAAAGATTTTTTTGATAGGCGAATGGGCTTTTCTATCCAACCTATAATAGAGTTGCTACTAGCGGCCTGATTAATGTCAGTAACGGTTATAGACGATAGTATAGGCATCTGATCAACACTAACTCCTGCCATATCGCCGCTATTAACTAAACTCCTACTACTAGATAAGCCATCAACACCTGTTATTAGATAATTAGCGTCCACCCCCCAAATCTTTGCTGCTTGCAAGGCTGCTTTCTGTGACAACCCTCTGGTACTCCAATTGGTAACCGATGATTGAGCCACACCCATTTTTTCCGCAATTTCTTTTTTTCGAACCAATCCAGAAACCTTGTGCAATCGCTCCATAGATTCATGCATCTCATAACTCCTTATATATTTATTATTGAAAGGGCCAACCCATCTAACTATAAGTATTATAACACTTATTACTCATAACGAGTATTTTATTTGTATTATTTTACTAAACGTTATTGAGTATTAATTGTCTGTTGTTTATACTAATAGTTCACAATTTGAGTAAAAAGAGAATTTTATGAAAAAACCTAGCGATATTGAGGTCATTCAGAAATTAGGTGGTGTCAAAAGTATCAGCGAAATTCTGGGAGTTCCCTATACCACCGTTAACAACTGGAAATCGCGTGGCTCAGCAGCAAGTGCCAAGTTAAAATATCCAGAATATTTCATGCCTAGAACGCTCAATGATATCAAGCCGTTTACTAAGCCTGTAAAGCCTAAAGCTGAAATTTAGGCATAAAAAAAACCCTTGAAACGGCAATCTCAGGGGTTAGTTAGAGCTATAAAAAAGGTATACCACAAAAGGATTATAGCATGTTCTTCTATAGTATGAACATACCAGATTACAGGAAAGACACGTCTCACTTAAAGCCGATCGAGCATTACATCTATCGCTCACTGATTGACCAGTATTACTCAGACGAAAGAGCGATACCCAACAAAATCCAGTGGGTTATGCGGCGGTTATCACTTGAGGGTGCTGAGCACGAACAGATGCTCGAAAACGTTTTAAATGACTTCTTTATGCTGATTGATGATGAGTATCGTCACAAACGCATCGACTCTGACATTGAAAAGTACCATAAGAATGCCGACAAAAACCGCAAAAATGGTGCAAAAGGCGGCAGACCTCGCAAAACTAACCCAGTGGGTTACGAGTCGGATACTAATGGGTTGCCAGTGGTAACCCAAACAGAACCGACTGGAAAGGCAACTAATAACTATCAAACTAATAACTATCAAACTAACTTAAAAGATAAAGAGATAGATGTTGTTGAAAAAAAGACAACTTCTAAATCTGCTGCTAAGAAAATTAAGTTCGATGCATTTAGTTATCCAACCCCCATTTTTGTTGATAGAGAACTTTGGACTGCATTTCATGAAATGAGGGATGGAAAGGAAAAAACTGCTACTGAGCATGTATGCAAGCTGTTAGTCAACAAGCTTACTGAATTCAATGAAGCTGGCTTTGACGCTAATACAGCGATTGAAAACTCAATAATAAACGGTTGGACAAACGTATTTCAGCCAAAGCAATTATCATCTAATCAAAAAGGATTAACCCATGCATCACAACATACCCACTGTTTGCCATCAGTTAACACACAGCAGCAGCTCAGTCCAGTGCAGCTCGAAATCCAGCGTCTCAAAGCTGAACGCGGTAACAGCAACGCAAGTGAAGGCATCAGAACAGTATCTTGATTGCTTAGTGCTTGTTGATGAGCTGTTCAAGAATTGGAAATTGCATTTTGGTAGCAAGTTGAAAGAGCGTCAAGAACTTGATTTACAGACTGCGAGGCTTTGGTCGATAGCACTAGCATTACTTGAAGTTACTGAGATTGAGTTTGAGATTGCGTTTACTCAGTCGCTCATTCAGAAATGGCCGCCGACAGCCCCAGCTGACTTCGTAGCACTAGCAAGGCTTGAAGCGTCCTCTCATTTCCCAGACAGCTACACGGCTTATATAAGTGCAGCGAACAATTCATATATACACCCCGTATGTCATGCGACAGCAGTAAGAGTGGGGTTATGGAGACTGAGAAGTGAAGACACTAGGTTTGTTTACCCATCATGGAAAGAGGCCTACCAGATAGTCTGTAACGAGTTCTTAGATGGTGCAATTCATATCCAGCCAGTGTCACATCAAATTGAGAATAAGAGCCAGCCTAGACCCGCCAGCGTTGCAATTAGCAGTGATTATACTAACAAGATTAGCCTACTACTGGCTGGAGAAAAAAATGATTATGCAAACTAAAAACCATGTCATTGCTGAAATGGCTGTTCTAGCCAACTTGCTAAGTTTTGAGGGTGCTTATGACAATGTGAGTCATATCCTAAATTCTGAGCATTTTTCGCTAACTGCTCATCAGATTGTCTATGAAACGATCACAGATTTGGCGAATGATGACAAGCCCTACGACCTAGTTATGGTTCAAGATTTGCTAGTAGCGCGTGGTCAGTTTTCAGATAAAGGCTGCTCACAATCTCATATAAACGAGATTATAAACATGCCACCACTGCTGGCAAAATCTATTTCAAGTTATGTAGATTTGGTTATCAGTAAGTCTAAGCGCCGTGAGGCAATGAGGCGCTTTAAAATCGGCATTCAAAGCTTAGAAGATGGTAATAATCAAGTAGATGATGTTATCAACGATACGGTTAGTTCGCTTAACGATTTAGAGAGCAAGGCGGTCGTTAAGGAGGTTTTCAATACCAGGGATATGATTGCCCAGCAAATAGAGCGCATGAAGGCTGCTAGAGATGGTGTCCAAGCGCATATATCTGTTGGATTCCCAGAACTAAGTGACCTAATGAAAGCTGGTAGTGGAGACCTGGTTATTGTAGCGGGCCGCCCGTCAATGGGTAAGAGTTTGTTGGTGGTTAATATTCAGACGCACATGGCTCAGTTTGCAGAGGGTGAATCGGTATTTTTCAGTATCGAAATGAACGAAAAGCAGCTCGGCAAAAGACTTATGGCGGCTGAGTCAAATATTCCCATCAATACATTGATAAAAGGTGATCTTAGTGAGGACCAATGGGCATCATATTTTAGTGCTTGCACCAGAATTGTTGATCAGAGGTTAACGATTGTTCGAAAAACAGAACTGCAACTCTCTCATATTAGAAGTCACCTCAATAGAATTTTACGTGAGAAAGGCAAAATATCATCAATTGGTATTGATTATCTAGGACTGATGCACGGTCTGAGTGGAAACGACTCTGTTAAGAGAATTGGTGACGTTACTCGCTCATTGAAGTCTTTGGGTGCTGAGTTTGGCTGTCCAATATTCCTATTGTGTCAGTTAAACCGATCGGTTGAAGACCGCCCTAATAAGCGGCCACTCCTTAGTGATTTACGTGATTCTGGTGCAATTGAGCAAGATGCTGATCAGGTTATTTTTGTTTACAGGGACGACTACTACAAACAGACCACAGTTAATACAGACCTTGATGGTATGGCTGAAATCATAATTGCGAAAAACCGAAACGGTGAGATTGGCACGGTGAGATTGGCATTTGAAGGCGCCTACGGACGATTTGTCAATTACATGCCGTATCACGATGAAACGAATGATGTACCTCTTTATGGAGAGGCTAGCTAGGTATACATAGGTAGTTCAAACAAGCAATCAGAGAGGGTTTTATGAGTGATATTTTAGTGGTCGAAGTTCTTGACAGTGTTTGCGATTTTACAACAAAAACACTTTTCTCTGTTGATGCTACAACTAAACAGCGAGTTGTTAAGTTTTTGCATAATCAAATGATGTGTATGGCCTACGAACACAGAATGAGCGACGCGGGTTATTCAGATGAGGTTTTGGGGCGCCTTGAAAATATACCTTGGAATGGTCTGGATTTTGCGTTCAGTGTTATAGATTTGCCAATGAGTGCCTGTGGTAAGGTCGAGAGGTTAATGTAATATATAGACTTCTTAAATAGTTTTGAGGTGAGTAGCTCGCGTAATCAGCTATTTAAACTTGTAGTATTGCAAAATTACATTGAAAATATTTTCGAGCAGGGACTAAATTAAGATTCTCAGTCTTGCTTTCGAACTTTTATATCTTCATTAATTCATTAGTGCCTAAACCGTCTCATTACTATCCTATATTGTAAGCAAGTTGGTTGAATTGCTGCTCATACAGGTCAGTAATGAGCTTTTTTATGCCTGTAAGGTGTTTAATGATGTTCAATGTGTTATCAAAGATGCCTAATAGGTGATTATAAGTGCCTGAAAAGGCCTGAAAGATAACATAGTTACCTATATTGATGCCGTATGGCTCTGATGCGCATAGCAACAGGTTCAGAGCACAGTGAATCTAACCTAAGTAGTGTTTAAAACAACCTAGTATGTTATCAAACGCGCCTCGAATAGCGTTGTTAGTTCCTATTTGGATATCAAACAGACCTTAAATGATGTTATCTATGTCTATATAGTGCTCATTCATGCCTTGATTACCTACACTTTATAGTACTATACGAAAGCAAAGCCCTATACCAGACAGCATATACAAGAAAATCCATCATTAATGAGATTATTCAGCAGTTTTTAATAGTAAATAAAGCTAATTTTAACGAGAATATTCTAACTATTTTTTCACTGATTCGTGTGTTGTAACGGGTATTGTTAGATAATAAATTAAGTGTTTCAGGCTTATTAATCAATCTTGTAAGTTGATTATATTTAGCTGCATTCTGATCCGGCTAAATCTTATGAGATTTAGCAATAGTAATGAAATCAATATGTTGTTGCAGAATTTGCAAAATTTTGTGTTGAAGCTATTCAGATAGGGATGGAGAGGGCTTTGCTAGTGCGGTTTACTTATCTTATAACTAAAAATGTAGTTACTTTTAAAAACATAGTGCATCAGTTACAATCAGTCGATTACTCAACAGAGTTTGTGAAAAGAGTTATAGCTCATAGAAGAAACACTTTGTGAAGTTTTTTAATAACTATCGAAAGAAGATAAAAAAATTTTAATATACCGAATCACTTATTTCACCTTCTATCAGAGCGGTTTAAATAAAATTGCAGAAATTATAAAATCAACTTTAGTTTATTGCGAATACATTATGCAGCATAATGCTAGCAAATTTTTCTATCTAGCCAGTTAGCTTGGTATAACAATAACCAAACTATTTTTTAAAATTTAATTAGAGCTTTAAGCAATGATTACAAAAGAAAACCAACAAAAATTCGGCTTTAAATTCGGACAAAATGGTGCGCATTCAGCCCGTACCATGATGTACTCAGAGCTGACACAACTATTCGATGGACAGCCTGCTAATGCCAGGCCTGAGAATTATCGTGATGATATTGAGCAGGCTAACGTTTTACACAAGCCTACCAGCAAATCAAGAACTCTGACTTGGCGACATCTGGTTGATCTGTATGGCATGAATACTGAAATACCACTTTTTCGAATTTTTCGACAATTATGGGAGAGTGATGCTAGTGCACGTCCTTTGCTGGCTTGCCAGATGTCACTAACGCGGGATCCGATATTAGAGATGTCTAAAGCTAAAATATTATCCCTGCAGTTAGGTGAACACTTACCACGAGAGGATATGGAACAGGCCATTAGTGATCAGTATCCTGACCGATTCAGTGCAGCATCGCTCAAATCTTTAGCACAAAATGTTAATGGTACATGGACAAACGCAGGCTATTTGCAAGGTCGTAACAAAAAGCATCGAGCTGAACCCGATGTTAGACCGGTTAATGTGGTATTTGCTCTATTACTCGGCTATCTACAGGGAGCAACCGGAAACCGGCTCTTTAATACTGAATGGACTAAAATGCTGGGCTGTCGCCAGGAACGTTTAGTTGAGCTGGCAAGGCAGGCGAGCTACAGTGGTTTAATTGATTTTAAGCATTCTAGTGAGGTGATGGAAGTGACGTTTCCTAACTATTTAAATGAAGTAGAGGAGTCCTGGCTATATGAGTAATCGACTGAACCGCTTAATTCAAAGCTATTCTAGCTATATTAGTATTCCCTGGATGAAGGGTCTTGCAGATGAGCAGCGTGTACTGTTTGCCGTCTACCACAAAGAGGATGAGCTGAAGCTGCGAGCGCGTACAGAAGAGTTTCGTTTGGCAACCGAAAATGCAGGACATACATGGTTAAAGTTGGATATTACGCGCATGTTTCCTGAATGGATGGCAGAACAAAAATACCGTGAAGACTATTTTGAAGACCCAGAGTTTCTAAAATCTAAATACAAGGTATTTGTTCGACAGTCTGTAGAGTTGTTAGCAGAACGTATCCAAGATGAAGCCGATGAGAACACTTTAGTTGCACTAGTAGGGTGTGGGACATTATTTGGTCTTGCTTCAGTATCTGATTTTGTAAAGCAGTTAGCTCTCCATGTACCTGGCCGTTTATTGGTACTTTTTCCGGGAGAGTATGTTGATAACACTTATCGCTTGCTAGATGCTCGTGATGGTTGGGGTTATCAGGCTACAGCAATTACAGCAGAAAACTAATATAAACACATACTAATAATTATACCTATCTCATTTAGATTAGCGCAATTTGCGTAATGGAGTTTGCAATGATGTTGAACCGTGAAATTTATCAGTTAGATCCTACGCTGAACCGATTAGAAAACAATGGTGTTGCGGAAGTAAAGGATGACCAGTCTGATCAAGCTCTTAAAACATTACGTTATGAGATTGAGACATTTGTCTGTGATGGTGAGTATGAAGCTGGACTAGATAAAATATTGTCTGCATATCTGAGAAATTTAAACAGCGATCATGAGCAGCCAGGAGTTTGGATATCTGGTTTTTTTGGTTCCGGTAAATCACATCTGGCAAAAATGCTTAGGGCTTTTTGGATTAACCAAAAATTCAGTGATGGTATGAGCGCGCTAGATATTGCTGATCTCCCATTAGAAATTACAGATCACTTCAAAGAGCTAAGTAGTGTGGCTAATCGATATGGAGGTCTTCACGCTGCATCCGGCACTCTTGGCTCAGGTGCAAATAATAATGTGCGCATGGCGCTACTAAATATCATATTCAAATCTGCCGGGCTCCCAGAACAATATCATCAGGCTCGTTTTGTGATGTGGCTCAAGAAGAAAGGCATTTTTGAAAGCATTAAAGCACGTGTTGAAGATGAAGGAGATTGCTGGGAAGACGAATTAGAAGATCTTTATGTCTCTCGTAGTATCGCAGGAGCATTGCTTGAAGAAGACAATACGCTGGGTGAAGACTTCAAAGAGGTGCGTCAGCTTCTTCGTGAACAGTATCCCATTGCCTCAGATATTACTAACCAACAGATGGTAGATGCAATTTATGATGCTCTGGCATCGGATGGTAGCTTTCCACTAACTCTGATTGTATTAGATGAGGTACAACAATATATTGGCACTGATGCTGAAAAAGCGCATCAAGTTCAAGAAATGGTTGAGACGTGCTGCAAACATTCTAAATTTAAAAGTAAATTGCTGTTTGTTGCCACTGGTCAAAGCGCATTGTCGGGAATGGCAAACTTACAACGTTTGCTTGGTCGCTTCCAGATCCCTGTACAGTTATCTGATACTGATGTGGAGTCCGTTATCCGCAAAGTCATCTTACAGAAGAAAGCCTCGGTTAAACCCCAGCTAGAGTCTATGCTGCAATCTCATCTAGGAGAAATATCTCGGCAATTACGAGGTACGAAAATTGAACATCACCGTGAAGATGAGAAAGTTCTGTTGGCTGATTATCCATTATTGCCGGTACGCCGGCGTTTTTGGGAAAAGGTCTTACGTATCGTAGATACAACAGGTACAGTTTCTCAGCTACGCAATCAGCTCAAAGTCATTCACGAAGCAGCTCAGGCTACAGCAGACAAGCCACTAGGTCATGTCGTGCCAGCTGATTTTATCTATGATCAAATCTCAGTAAACCTTTTACAGACAGGTGTAATCTCTAAGGAAATCACAGAAACCATTGGTCGGTTTTCTGCGGGTGATGCTGATGACAAGCTCAAGTCTCGTATACTCGCTTTGGTCTTGTTGATTGGGAAACTGCCTACTGATCCAGCAGCTGATTGTGGTGTAAGAGCCACCGCTGATATGCTTGCGGATTTACTGATAGAAGACTTTAATAACGGCAAGGATGCGATCCGTACGGCTGTGCCTCAGTTACTAAACGAGTTGACTGAAGAAGGCCTACTGATGGTTATGGAGACTAGCGTAGGATCTGAGTATCGACTACAAACTCAAGAAAGTGCTCAGTGGTATGACACTCTACGCCAGGAGGAAGCAGATCTGCGTGGCAACATGCAACGCGTTGAAAATATACGCGTGGACTTGCTGCATAAATCTATTCGCCAGGATATTAGCAAGATTCGTTTGACTCAAGGTAAGTCTAATGAGATGCGCCAGCTGATTGTTAGTTTCGATTTAGAGCTGCCAAGTGATGCCAGTGAAAAAATCTATGTGTGGATACAGGACGGTTGGAGCCTCGATGAAAAAAGCTTTATATCTGAAGCCCGTCGTCGTCAGCCTGGCGAGCCTACAATCTTTGTTTATATTCCTGCGCGTAACCGCTCTGAATTAACCAATGCAATCATTACAGAGAATGCCGCATTTGCGACACTAGAGAAGCGTGGTATTCCTAATACTGACGCTGGTACGGATGCTCGTAGTGCCATGGAAACCCGCCACCGTGACGCACAAAAGCAAGTCAAAGCTCTATTAAGTGAGATCTTTGCTGGCGTGCAAGTGTTACAAGCTGGTGGTAGTGAAGTTGAAGGTAGTAGTATTGCAGAGCGTGTTGAGACTGCTGCTAAAGCCTCATTGGTTCGTCTGTATCGTGAGTTTGATGTCGCGGATAATACGGGATGGGGCAAGGTCTATGATCGAGCTCGCAAAGATGGCGGGCAGAATGCATTAGAAGCTGTGGGTTACTCTGATGAGCCTGAACAGCATCCGGTTTGCGCACAGATCAAACGCTATATAGGTGTATCTAAAAAGGGTAGTGAGATTCGAGATTATTTTTCTGCCGCTCCTTATGGTTGGCCGCAAGATACTATCGACGGCGCTCTATATGCATTATTGGCTAGTGGTATTCTCATTGCTAAAGGTAATGGCAACCATCCCATCTCTGTAAAAGAGTTAGAACGTAAACAAATCAGCCAAACTAATTTTCAACCAGAAAGTATCACTATTCGCCCAGTAGATATGATTAAAATACGTGGTTTAATGAATGCTAGCGGCATTGCGTGCCAGCCTGGTGAGGAAGCGGCTAAACTAGATTTGCTAATAGATAAAGGTCGTACATTGGCAAAAGAAGCAGGTGGCGATGCTCCTTTTCCTGAGCGCCCAAGTTACCGTTTGTTTGATGAGATTGCGCAGCAATCTGGTAATGCCAAGCTTAAATATGTTCTAGATGAACAAGATGCCATCAAGCAGTCACTTCAACAATGGGCTGAGACTGCTGATAAAATTCAAAAGAGACGACCTGATTGGTTTGTGTTAAAAGATTTATTAGACCAGAGTCAGGGTCTGTCATTCCAAGCTGATATCCAAGCCGAAGTAAGTGCCATCGAAGCCAATCGCTCGTTACTCGACGAGCCAAATCCAATTACTAGCCTTAGTAAGCAGTTGGTTGATAAGTTACGTGAAGCCGTACAATATCGTGTGGATAGTTACCTCGAACAGCATACCAAGTATTTGGCTCAGTTGGAAGCTGATAGCTATTGGCAGCAACTAGATGATACTCAGAAAAATGAGATTCTTAATAAGTTCAAGCTAACGACGTTTAATGAGCCTGCTCTAAATAATGCTGATGCCATTATCGAGGCACTGAATGAGGTTAGTCTCGAGCAATGGAGAGACCGTACAGATGCTCTAGCCAGCAAGTTTGATAATGCACGTATGGAGGCGTTACGAAGATTGCAGCCTAAAGTACAGTATATTGCTCTGCAACGAGCGACTTTTGAGACAGAGGAAGACGTCAATACCTGGCTAGCAGAAGTTAAAACTCAAATTCTTGATAAACTTAGTGATGGACCGGTGACTTTCTAATGATGACAACTCGACAACCTCTTGATAAGCCTTTGCGTCGCACATTAGAGGCGACAGTGATTAAAGCTCGCGATATTGCTGAGCTAGCGGCAAATCAAGCAATTAATCGTCTGGGTGTAGGTGATGCTAAACCTGCTGACTATTTAAATGATGAGCAGCGTAGATTACGTACTCGTTTACGTGCACGTGGTCGTCAATTAGGCGATATTAAAAATGATAACGGTCGACAAGATACTCATAGGCTGGTCACCGAAGTAGCTTATGAGCACTGGCATCGTATGTTGTTCGCTCGGTTTCTTGAACAGAACAATCTACTCATGTATGACGAGTACACTTCATTAAGCTTGGATGAATGTAATGAGCTAGCTCAAGACGCTGATATGGCTCGAGATGATTTAGAACGACGTTGTGAAAGTGGTTGGGAGCTGGCAGGCGTATTGGCATCAAATATGTTGCCGCAGGTTTTCCGTATCGACTCGCCAGTGTTTGAGTTGGAGTTTGCTCCTGAACATCAACGTAGTTTAGAGCAACTCGTCACTGGGTTATCTTTAGAAACATTCCAAGCGCAAGATAGCCTCGGCTGGGTATATCAGTTCTGGCAAAGCAAGCGCAAAGATGAAGTTAATAAGTCTGAAGTGAAGATAGGCGCTGATGAGCTATCTCCTGTAACTCAGCTATTTACTGAACCTTACATGGTCAGCTTTCTATTAGACAATGCGTTGGGAGCGTGGTGGGCTGGCAAGCGACTGACTGAAAGTGATTGGCAAAATGCTAAAAGTGAACAAGAGCTACGTGACAAAGCGGCTATTGATGGAGTATCACTTGAATATCTGCGTTTTGTCCAAGATGAAACGTCCAAACAGTGGAAACCAGCCTCAGGCACCTTTGATGCCTGGCCCGATAATCTTAGTGAGTTTAAAGCAATAGATCCATGCTGTGGCTCAGGTCACTTCTTAGTGGCTATATTCCTCATGCTTGTTCCAATGCGTATGCAGCTCGAGAATATAAGCGAACAACAAGCCATTGATAAGGTGCTAAGTGAAAACTTACATGGGTTGGAGTTAGACCAACGCTGTGTGGAGCTGGCAGTCTTTGCCCTAGCATTAGAAGCCTGGCGATATAAGAATGGTGGTGGATATCGCCAGCTGCCAGAATTGAATTTAGCCTGTAGCGGATTGTCTATTACCGCTGCCAGAGACGAATGGAAAGCGCTAAGCCGTAATGCTGGCAAGCAGAATCTAAGCATTGCTCTGGACTGGATGTATCAAACCTTTCAGGATGCGCCAGTGTTAGGTAGTTTGATTAACCCGCGCCGTAGTGATGCTGCAAAGATTGCTAAATGGGATGAGTTGCAGAAATTGCTAGGCGAGGCGTTAGCAAAAGACCAGAATCAAGCTGATGACTCTGATAGCAATGCTCAAAAAAACCAAATAGAAGCTGGCATTGTGGCTCAAGGCTTAGTAAAAGCGGCTGAACTATTAGGTGGTCAATATACTTGGGTAGTGACGAATGTTCCATACTTGGGCCAGAAAAAATATTCAGACATTATGAAAGACTACATTCAAAAGAATTACGAGCAGTCTAAGTCAGATCTTGCGTTGGTTTTTACATCTAGGATTCGTAGTTTATTGAGTGAAAAAGGGGTGTCAAGCTTGGTCTTACCACAAGGCTGGTTATTTCAAAGTAATGATTTGAATTTTAGAAAAGAGGTTTTAAGTAATTATAATATAAAGCTTGTGTGCACTTTAGGTAATGATGCATTTACAACCCCGATTGGTGCTCAAGTAATGTTGTTGGTTATGCAAGTGGATATAAACAATCATGAAAACTTCATAAGTTTTAGTGATGCTTCAATGATAAAAGGATGTGAAAATAAATCACTAATAATTAAAGATGTGGCTTTAGTTCAAGCATCCCAATACAAAATTTCCAATAGTAAGAAAAAAGAAATAAGTTCTTTATCAACTAAAGGAGAAACAATTGGTGATTATGCGGACTCTCTCCAAGGGCTTTCTACTGGAGAAAAAAATCTTTTTGAAAGATTTTTTTGGGAGTTTGCTTCTCTTAGGGGAAGTGGGTGGGAGTACTTACATGAAACATCTACTTCTACCCAGTTAATAGGTGGACGGTGTTCCGTTATTCTATGGGAAAATGAAAAAGGACGTTTAGCTAGACTTGCAGATAGTTTAAAGCACTTAAATCACTCTGTTCAAAGCTGGAGAAGAGGTAAGCCGTATTGGGGTAAGAAAGGAATTGCTGTTAACCGAATGGGGAGTCTACATACAGCTTTATATTCGGGCGATAAGTTTTCAGTTGATATTGGAGTAGTGTCACCACATAGCGAAGATTACTTTATGGCACTGTACACTTTCTGTACTAGTGAAGAGTTTGTTCCAGCTGTAAGAAAATTGTATTCAAAACCAGAAGTACCAATGTCTTACCTAGTTAATGTCCCTTTCGATTTTGATAAATGGAGTGTCAAATCAGATAGCCTTTATCCTAATAGTTTGCCTGAGCCATATACAAACGACCCTACCCAGTGGACATTCCATGGTCACCCCTGTGGCTCAGTGGTTTGGAATGAAGAAACCAAGTGGACAGTAAATGGTGAACTACGAGTTGATGATAACGTACTGCAGGTTGCTGTCTCCCGGTTGCTAGGTTATCGATGGCCAGCTGAGCTTGATACTGAAATGGAATTATCTGCTGAACAAAGACAGTGGGTTGAGCGCAGCAAAGAGTTGAACCAGTTTACTGACGACGACGGTATCGTTTGCTTGCCAGCAGTGCGTGGTGAAAAGGCAGCAGATCAGCGCCTAGAAGCTTTACTCCAAGCAGCATATGGCGAAGCTTGGACCACACCCTTAAAAAACCGTTTATTGGAAACAGTAGGTGGCAAGTCTCTCAACCAATGGCTACGTGATAAGTTCTTTGAGCAGCACTGTAAGATGTTTCAGCATCGTCCCTTTATCTGGCACATCTGGGATGGTCTAAATGATGGCTTTAGTGCTTTAGTTAACTATCATATGTTGAACAAAGCTGGCCTTGAGCGTCTTATCTACACTTATCTAGGTGACTGGATACGTACTCAGCAAAGTGGGATGGCGGGCGGTGAGGACGGTGCACAAGAACGACTCGCAGCAGCTGAAGCACTTAAGCGCGAGCTTGAAGCTATCCTTGAAGGCGAAGCACCTTATGATATCTTTGTACGCTGGAAGTCACTAGAAGAGCAACCTATCGGCTGGAATCCTGATCTTAATGATGGTGTACGCCTAAATATTCGCCCATTCTTAAATGCTCGTGATGTTGGTAAAAAGGATGCTGGCGTGTTGCGCTGGAAGCCTAACGTAAAATGGACCAAAGACCGTGGTAAAGATGTCGAGTCTGCACCTTGGTATACCTTAGGTTTAGAGCATGAAGGTAAGGAAGGTGATCGAATTAACGACCATCATCTGACATTGGCTGACAAGCACGCGGCGAGGGAGAATTGGTAATGAGTGAAAACTACCAAGGTATGCGCTGGCTCAAGTGTGATTTTCAAGTGCAAACACCAGAGGATAATGCACACTGGATTGATGACGATCTTCGTTTAGGAGAGCCACGTAGACCAAAAAACAAAGGATTGCCGTGCAAAGAAGGTATTCAAAAAAAAGCAAAAACGTTCTTAAGGCGTTGTCATGACTTAGAGCTTGATGCAATTGGTATAACAGACCATAATTTCTCACGAAGATCGGATTCTGATGATTGGTTTATAACCCACCTTGTAGAACAAAATAAAAAAGTTGCAAAAGAGTTGAGCCGAGACCCTATTATTATCTTCCCGGGATTCGAAGTAGATATAGGTTACCATGTTTTATGTTTGTTCCCACCAGTTTCAAACTCAAAAGCACTTTCTAAGTGTAATGAAAACCTAACTAAACTTGGCCTTTCAGTAGAACAAAGGTTTGATGGTAACGCTGCATGCCCATTAAGGCGTAATAATAGTTATGTGAGCTTAAATGAGCTTATTGAACTTGTTCAAAATGAAATGTGTGGAATCGTAATAGCTGCTCATTCAGATAGTGATGATGGAATGCTCGTAGATGCCAAAAACAAGGAGGATTTCAAGAATCCTCAATTATATTGTGTTGAAGTGACTAAGAACCCACCAGCGCCAAAATATTTAGATATCTTAGAGGGGAGAAATACTAACTGGAAAAGAGAAGGGTTTTATCCCGCTTACATAATGTCATCAGATGCAAAATCTCTAAAGACAGAAAGCTGTGGGAAACCAAAGCCTAACAGTCTTGGCTATAGGCACACCTGGATTAAAATGTCCAAACCCTCTATTGAGTCATTACGGCAAGCATTTTTAGATCCTACTTCTCGCATTAAGTTACCTGAAGACGTCACAACCGACAGAAACCCATCAGTTTTAAGTAATTACCCTTATATCAAATCCATTAAAATCGAAGGGGCTGAGTTTTTAGATAACCAAGAAATTCACTTTTCACCAAGTAAAAACTCTCTAATTGGTGGGCGTGGTAGTGGCAAGTCAACAGTGCTTGAGTATTTACGTCTCTCCTTGGGTAAGGAAAATAAAGAGCAAGGTAGCAAAGCAGAGCGAGTTAAAAAAACTACTCAAAACCCAGACTTTAAAGCGACAGTCGAATACCGTCAAAAGCACGGTGTGGATTATACACTTGAGCTTACGTCTGCGGGAACGTCAGTTATAAGTCACGATGCACAAGACCAGGCTATATTATTAAAAGGTTTGCCTGCTCAGTTTTTTAGTCAGCAGCAATTGAATAAAATTACTGAGGCAGATGAGAATGGGCAGTTAAAAAGTACAGAGTTGCTGCTAGAGTTAGTAGACGGCTTCGTTGCTGATGAGCTGAAAGAGTTAGATGAAAAAGAAGAGGATTTGTTAGGTCAGATCAGGCACAAGCAAAGTCTAAAAACACTACATGATGATAACTCAGAAAAACTCACCAAGCTGAAGCAGGAAATTGATGGCTTAACGCAACAGTGGCAAGCAAGACAGGACGTCCAGGCTGATGCTGAGACTCATAGTTCGCTTAAAAAAGAGCAGACCTATATCGATTCTGTGGTTAGTTTAGTTAATAACGATATTGATCATCTGAAAGTTAAAGCTTTAGAGTTTGATGTGAGTTTTAGTGGTTTTGTTCATGATGATACCCCTAATACTGCATGGCTTAAGAACGTTGATCAGAAAGTTAAAAATGCTAACCAAGTATTAAAAGACAATATTTTAAGGCTAGTTGAACAACATAGATCAGAGCTTGATAGTTTTTTTGTGGAAAGTGAGCAGTGGGTGTCAATTCAAGATCAGCTTGATAAAGCAGACGGTACATTTCAAAAAGCTTGCGCATCAAAAGGTATCCAGCCAGAAGATATAAAAGAGCTAACATCGTTATCAGCTCAGAAGTCGCAAAAAAATAAAGAGGTTATTCGGCTCGAAACAAAAAATAAGGAATATGATAATGAACTTCAGGAGCTTGATGTATTAAAGCAAGACTTAGAGGCTATTTGGGCTCAGCAGTTTGACCTCAGAAAGCAGGCTGCAGACAAAGCTAACAAGCTAGCTGTTTATGAGGGAAGTAATAAGTCTTTTGTGACAGTAGAGTTGATATACCAAGGGGACAAGCAGTATTTCTTGCAGGCTTGGGAAGAGTTTGGACCAAAAGACAAGCGAGCAAAGTTGGCTAGGGATTGGTGTGACTTAATCAAAGAGTGTTTAGAAAGAGCAACCTCGAACCTAAGTAGTAGTATTTGGACTGCTCTTTACCAAGAGCTTGAATCAAATGAAGAGCTAACAGAGGTGAAAAGCTATATTGATTCAAATTCTAGTAAGTGGAATAAATTAATAACTCGTAGAGTTCCTGATTCAATTGATATCACGCTTTACCGTTCAGACGGGTCTGCGGCAGGTAAAATATCGGCCAACACCTTATCAGATGGGCAAAGAAATACCGCCGTCCTAGCTTTACTTTTGGCGCAAGATGGAGGGCCATTAATCATTGACCAGCCTGAAGATGAGCTGGATTCAAACTTTGTTTTTAACGAGCTTATCCCAATGATTCGTCGCATGAAAATGAAGCGGCAGCTCATATTTGCTACACATAATGCCAACTTACCAGTTAATGGTGATGCAGACTTACTTTATGCCTTCGAAGCAAAAGATGGTAAAGGAGTTTGCCAAGCGCAAGGTGGTTTAGATCGCCAAGATGTGACTGAGGCTGTTCTAGATATTATGGAAGGCAGTGAAAAAGCGTTTACTAGTAGGCGTGAAAAGTATGGATTCTAAAGCAAAAGAGATAAACATAAGAGTGTGAGTTTATTCATCGCCTATTTGTCGAATATACAAGTTGAAGTTTAAAGCTGTAACACTTGTATTCGGTAGTTTTGCATTTTTTATTAGCAATATTCCTATCTGTCCGCAAGGAACATTATGAAACGTATTGATTTACTGGCCAAAGAATTACGTGCCAGCGCTAACTACAACTCGAATGTTCGAGTAGCTCCCAGTGTGATTCTTTGGATCGATAAGCAGCGGCAGGGGGCTGAATAAATGAAGTGTAATTGGCCTGACTATGATCCAACAGTGGCGTTTTTTCCTGTCGAATTGAAACCTGTATTTATACAATCATCTCAGCAGAGTGGAGACTTATTTGGTTATCATGCATTGCCGCGTCATTTTGCAGTAGTAGAGAGCGAAAGCGACCATGTTTTTGCGGTAGTGACTGAGAATTATAAATTAGTGACTAACCAGCAAGCATATGAGCTCGCAGCAGAGGCACTTAAGTCAGTATTTGATTTCACGGCATTGAAGGATATGGCATGCTTAAAAATAATAATGCCTAAAACATGCTCTTTTTGCCATATAGACCTGATACATAAAGAGAGTGGTTTTGAGCCATGGAAAGATGATCAATGGATACCTTTTATCCGTATTACCAATAGTTATAATCGAACTCATAGACTACGTTTTGAGATAGGTTTCTGTCGTCTGACCAATTTCAATGAAGTGATTTTTGAGAGTAAGAGTGTAGAAATTAGTTTTGCACATACTAAGCAATTACAGGACATTATGCTTCGCTGGCATGAGAATCTTGGAGAAATTAAAGAGCTTGAAATTGAGTTCATTAATCAGTTAAGAAATCTTGAACGTTTTCACGTTCCTAGGCGTTGGATGTTACCACTGGCATGCAAGGTATTTGGTATTAAGCTAAATCCTAAGAGTTCTGTCAGCGCAAACAAAATTAATGAGCTAACTCTGTTTCGTAACGCTATAGATCGGCTTACTAATGACTATTTTTCCGCTCTTGGTGAGCAGGGCTATGCTGCTTTGAATGTGCTGATGGATTATGCTAGTCAGCCAGTTGGAGTAATGTCTCCTGAAAATAGGATAGATGGGTATCAGCGTAAAGCTGGTGATTGGATCAATGATTTTTCACAGCAAATAGAGAGCAGAGAGTTTTCTTTTGAAAAATACCTTAACGACTATATAACAACCTCTAAGATGATTACTGAATTATGATTAAGTCCGTTTATAACTACCCAGTTTCTACCCTGCTCGATATTGAAAGCGGCGTTGTTTATGCCATTCCACGTTACCAGCGTGAATACACTTGGAGTCGTGTACAGTGGGATGCACTGCTCGATGACTTATTAGATAACGAACTCCATTATTTTTTGGGCTCCATTATCTGTATCAATCAATCTCAGGATGCCCTTGCAGTGCAAGAGCTTGAGCTAGTCGATGGTCAACAACGTATGACGACGGTGTCGATTTTATTAGCTGCAATTTATGATATTTTTAGTAAGCAGCCGAATCTAGTTATGGATCAGCAGATGGAGCTCTATAATCTAAGGCATAAACTGATCTTAAAGAAAATGCCGAATCAACCACGTCTGATTCCTCAAGTACAAAATAATAATCAGCAAGACTATTTTTCGGTGCTGGGTCAAATTGGTGTTCTTCAAGATATAGAAACGGTGGCAAATGCCGGTAACCGCCGAGTGTTTAAAGCGTTCCGACACTTCCTTTCTCGCATTAACCTATATCTTGAGCACAGTGATGACCCGATTACTAAGCTTCAAGGGTTGCTTGAAAAAGTAAATACAGCAACTTTGGTGAAGATTGAGGTAGCAAGCACTTCTGATGCTTACACACTATTTGAATCGTTAAATAACCGCGGTGTGCCACTTACCGCCATTGATCTTATCAAGAATAAACTACTGGCTGTATTAGAAGCTCAAGATAAAGGTAGTATCGATAAGCAATATAATCGCTGGAAAAGAGTTATTGATGCCTTAGGTGATGATTATGCAGTACAAGAGCGGTTTTTCCGTCAATACTACAATGCTTTTAAACCCAGTTTAAAGCAGATAGTCTCTGTACCAGTGGCCACCAAGTCAAATCTGATCAAAATATATGAAAAGCTAATAGCCCGAGATGCTGAAGGTTTTCTGCAGACAATGATTCGTATGTCTGAGCACTATGCGCAGATTGTGAGTTATCGCGCTGTGCCCGATCAGTCTAAACTGTCTTCTCTATTACTCTCATTAGATCGTATTCAAGGTACACCAGCTTATCTACTACTGATGGTACTATTTGAGTGTAAGACTGATCTGAAACTGCAAGAAGTTCACTTAGAGCAAACAGTAGAATTCCTAATTTCCTACTTCGTTCGTCGCAACGCAACTGACTTACCACCAACCCGAGACCTCACACGTATTTTTATGGATGTGGTTGAAAGTATTATGATGTTAGAAGGTGATGAGGTGGTTAGGCATATTCAAACTAGACTCAAAACCGAAAGCGCTAGTGATGAGCAGTTTGAGAAGAGTCTCAAAGGGCCTATTTACGAAGATAATAAAGCAGTCTGTCGTTTTGTTTTGTGTGCTCTAGAAGAGAGCCGTATGACTCGTGAGACTCAAGTTAATCTATGGGCGCTTAAAGGCAAACAGTATGTCTGGACTATTGAACATATTTTCCCCCAAGGCGATAACATACCGACCAGTTGGGTGAAGATGATTGCCAATGGCGATGCAGAGCTTGCTGAAGAGTATCGTCAGTCTTATGTGCACTGCTTGGGGAATTTGACTATCTCAGGTTATAACAGCACGCTGGGTAATAAAAGTTTTGAAGATAAGAAAAACCGAATGGACAGCCAAGGACGTAAGGTCGGCTATAACAACGGACTGTATTTAAACGAGTCGCTGATTACACAAGACAGCTGGTCTGTGCAACAGATTGAAGTTCGGACTAACAGGTTGGTCGCTGAGGTGATGGAGAAGTATCCACTGACGATATTGACTACAGCTGCTCAGTAGGCTCATAGCAATACTTGTTTGTCCATTTATAGGAATATTATGAAACTTATTGATTTACTGGCCAAAGAAGTACGTGCCAGCGCTAACTACAACTCGAATGTTCAAGTAGCTCCCAGTGTGATTCTTTGGATCGATAAGCAGCGCCATTGGGAGTCAGCATTACCGTTACTGCAAGCCGCTATGCCTGAGCTGATTGTTCTGGGTGATTATGCACCTAAACAAAAAACAGGTCCTGCTATTTGGATTAAATGTGTTGTTGATGGTGCTCTTTCAGAGATCGAACTTCCTACTGATCGTACTCCTATCGTTTACTTGCCAGGCATTGAGCGCCGAGACTTGCGAGCCATTGCTACGTGTCCTGAAGCGCTGATGCCTCTAGCTGAACTGCAATACCGTGGTAGCTGGTGGATTTATAATAACTCTGGTCGTGATTGGACCGTAAATGCTTTTCTGACCTCCGATAACGGTGGTGTTGGTCTTGATGTCGCTAAGGATGATAAAAGCCAGCAGGCGATGTTACGTGTACTAAATGAGATTCTTGAAAGCAAGCGTGAAGATCTGGCGAATCGTCGTCTTGAGGCTTCAGACTTTAATAAGCTAGTGTCCAGTGATCCAGTTCGTGATTTACTCAGTTGGATGAACGATGAAAAAAATTGCCGTGAGCGCTGGGATGAAGCGCGCTGGCAAGCATTAGTCGGTATTTGTGAAACTGAATATCATTTTAATCCTGAGCAAGATGGTGAACTGACAGCCGCTGAGCTGTTGTGCCAACGTCAGGGAGTTTGGGAGGGAGTGTGGCAACGTTATGTTGAATCCTGCCGTCACTATCCTTCTTTGCCAGAACTATTGCTAAAGGTGCAAGGTGATCTTATTGCTGATGGTGCAAGTTATCCAGTTATAAACCAAGCTGAAGAGGCTGCCCTGGAGAAATCATTATCTCAGCTACAAACACTTAACTCAGTTGATATACGTCAAGAGTTAGCTGCACTAGAACAGCATCATGCCGAACGACGAGAATGGATTTGGTTTAAATTAAATATGGCGCCGCTGGCTGGGGTGCTGAAGTATTTGAGTGGTGTTGCAAGCCTCACTCAGCAGGGGTTTTCTGGCACTGATCCTGAAGAGATGGCTACGTTATACCGTGATAAATACTGGCAGGCGGATGACCTAACTCTTAAAGCTTTAGCTTATCCTTTAGTGCCTAGCCAGCAAGCTTTAGTACAAAAATTGCTTGCGCTTATCTATACGCCTTGGCTAGATGAGGTTACGCATAACTTCCAAAGTTTAGTAAAAGAGAAAGGCTATCCCGGTACAACTCAATTCAATAAAGCGACAGCTGATTATGCTGCTGCGGGAGAAGTAGTGTTTTTTGTTGATGGCCTACGTTATGACTTGGCACAGCGTCTTATTGAACAGTTAGAGCCATTGGGAGAGGTCGGGTTTGCCACTAATTGGGCGGCACTACCTTCTGTTACTGCAACAGCTAAAGCTGCTGTTACGCCAGTACATGAGCGTCTAACCGGTAGAGAAACTGACCGTGATTTTGAGCCAAGCTTGTTGGATGACAATAAAGACTTCTCTGCTTATTACTTAAGAAAGTTTCTGAAAGAGAAAGGCTGGCTCTATCTTGAAGAGGGTGATTCAGGAGATCCGGCATCTAATGCCTGGGTACAAAGCGGTGACATAGATAAGGAAGGCCATGTACGAGGTCTTAAGCTTGCAGGAAGAGTTGATAGTTTATTAGATGAAATAGTTGAGCGTATTGAAGAATTGCTGGCGGCAGGATGGCGCAAAATTAGAATAGTAACTGATCATGGGTGGATGTTGACTCCTGAAACTATGCCAAAGGTAGAGCTACCTAAACATCTAACAGAAACTCGCTGGGGACGATGCGCGGTAATTAAAGATTCAGTTGCCAGTGGCTATTTGCAAGTAGGTTGGTATTGGAACAGCCAAGTGAGTATTGCTATGGCACCAGGAGTTTCTTGCTTCAAGGCTGGCTTGTATTATGATCATGGTGGCTTGAGTTTACAGGAGTGCCTGACACCAGTGATTGAGATTCTTAATAAAAAAAGCTCAGCCTCGGCCGCTAAATCAACGATTACAGCGACCCTATCAGAGTTGCGCTGGCTTGGATTACAGTGCAGAGTGCAAGCTGATAGCGACTCTGATGGGATTTTTGCAGTACTACGCATACATGCGGCTAACCCAGACTCTGAGATTAGTAAGCGTAAACCACTTAAAGAAGGCAAATGCACGCTCATGGTAGATGATGAGTATGAAGATACCTCCGCCGTTCTTGTGCTGTTAGACGAGCATGGCAATGTGCTAGCAAAAAAACCAACATTAGTAGGAGATATATAAGTGGAATTAGATATACTGGATCAAAAGGCTGCGGATTTTTTTGAAGGATACATCGTTCGTAAGGATCTTGTCCGTACATTCGCTCGTCAATTTCCCGTACCCACTTATGTAGTTGAGTTTATGCTCGGTCGTTATTGTGCATCAACTGACCCGGATGAAATAGAAGAGGGTCTTGAGATTGTCCAGCGCCAGCTGTCTTCACGAACAGTACGTGCAGGAGAAGAGGAGTTATTCAAGGCACGTGCCTATAAGGACGGATCAGCCAAGCTTATTGATATCGTTAGTGTTAAGTTTGTCGAAAAAGAGAATGGTTACCTTGCCAGCTTACCTAGTTTAAACCTTAATAAAGTACGTATTCCGGACAAGATTGTTGATGACAATGAGCGTCTTTTGACAGGCGGGTTTTATGCTGAGGTAACGCTAGAATACGATAGTATTATCGCAGAAGAAAAAGGTAATGCTTTTGGTATAGCTGAACTACGACCCATTCAAATGTCCAAGCGCAATGTGCTAGATGTGATGACTGAAGCTCGCAAAAACTACACGAGTGATGAATGGCGTGATTTCTTAATTCGCTCCATCGGCTTAGAACCAAGTGCCTTATCACAACGGGCTAAAGATGCCATCCTATTGCGTATGGTGCCGTTCGTTGAGCGTAACTACAATATGGTCGAGTTGGGACCGCGCGGCACAGGTAAGAGCCATCTGTTTCAGCAGATTTCACCTTATGCTCATCTGATTTCCGGTGGTAAAGCAACAATTGCTAAGATGTTTGTGAACAATGCTAGTGGGCAGCGTGGCTTAGTGTGTCAGTACGATGTAGTTTGTTTTGATGAAGTCAGCGGAATATCCTTCGATACTAAAGAAGGCGTCAATATCATGAAAGGCTACATGGAGTCAGGTGAGTTTAGCCGAGGTAAAGAAAGTATCCGTGCAGATGGCTCATTGGTATTCGTAGGAAACTTCGACGTGGACGTAGAGCACCAACAACGTGTTGGTCACTTATTTGGTCCTTTACCTGCAGAAATGCGTGATGATACCGCATGGATGGATCGTATCCATTGCTATCTCCCAGGCTGGGATGTCCCAAAAATGAGTAAAGAGTTAACCACCGATCATTTTGGTTTGGTTAGTGACTTCTTTTCTGAATGCATGACTCGCCTGCGCTTTCAAAGTCGTGTATCTGCTATGCAGAACCGTGTGTATTTAGGTGGTGCACTCAGTGGCCGTGATAGCAATGCGGTTAATAAAACAGTATCAGGATTACTGAAGTTAATGTATCCAGATGCAGAACTGAGCGTATCTGATGAAGACTTGGAATGGGCCACTCGTTTAGGTCTTGAAGTGCGCCGCCGGGTGAAGGAGCAACAGAAGCGCGTTGGTGCTGCTGAGTTTCGTAATACCCATTTCAGTTACACCATCGGTGATGATGGGATTGAAAAGTTTGTTGCCACAGCAGAGTTGCGAGCGAATAACGAGATAGGTGATGATCCCTTAGAACCAGGACAGGTTTGGACTATTAGTGAAGGTGGGTCTGAGATTGATGATAATGCTGGTTTGTATCGTATCGAGGTAAACGAGGGGCCAGGTTCTGGAGTGAAGATTCTTAATAATCCAGCACCTGCTGCTTTCAAGGAGTCTTTGCGTTACGCTGAACAGAATCTCTACGCGCGCTCCATGCAGCTCATAGGTGATCGTGACCCTAGAGCTCATGAGTTCACAGTACAACTGAGAGCTTTTGATGCAGCTAAAAAAGGCTCTAGGATTGGTGTGGCAGCGTTAGTTGCTATGTGTAGTAGTATACTGAAGAAGTCAGTAAAAGGCGGTCTTATATTGATAGGAGAGATAAATCTGGGTGGCTCTATTGAACCTGTAACCAATGCGGTCAATATTGCTGAGCTAGCAGTAGAGAAGGGTGCTAGTGTGCTACTTATGCCGGTTACAGCTAGGCGTCAGCTGTATGACTTGTCAGATGATATGGCGACGAAAATCGATATACAGTTCTATCAAGATGCACGGGATGCACTGCTGAAAGCTATAGTAGAGTAAGGTGCTACTGGTTTTTATAATCAACCACAGTTTTGATTATACCGTCTATGAAAAACTACTCTATTGATATTTGATTAAAATGCTTCTTAGGAAAAGTACCGCCATGCAAATAATGAAAAAGACGCTTGTTTATGGACTGGTAGTTTTGAGCCTGTCGTTTGGAATGAATGTATCAGCTGTAGCAGCTGATATTGAGATCACAAAAATATTGGCTGATAAAGGTGATGCTGCATCGCTAACTGATCTTGGTCTGAGATATGAAATTGGGGATGGTGTAACTCAAGACTATAGCAAAGCAATTGAGTTATATCAAAAGGCGGCTAATCAAGGATATGCTCCCGCTCAATTTAGTATCGGCAATATGTATTACATTGGGAAAGGTGTGCGTAAAGATTATGGCAGGGCAGTTGAATGGTTTCAGAAAGGAGCTAATCAAGGTTATGCAGAAGCACAAAATAATCTTGCAGTAGCTTATGCAGAAGGAAAGGGTGTACGTCAAGATAGTGGCAAAGCGGTTGAGTTATATAAAAAAGCAGTGCAGCAAGGAAACGCTGGCGCTAAAAATAATCTTGGGATAGCGTATAAAGATGGTAAAGGTGTACCTAAAAATCATTATGTGGCTTTTAGGTTATTCCAAGAGTCTGCTGATCAAGGATATGCTGGAGGTCAAGCCAATCTCGGTTTGGCTTACCAAAATGGAAGGGGTGTAATCCAAGATTATAATCAGGCAAATGAATGGTATCGAAAAGCTGCCCAACAAGGTGAGCCGGTAGCTCAACATAATCTTGCATATAACTACAGAAATGGTATAGGTGTGCGTCAAGATTATGAAAAAGCATTCTATTGGTATCAAGAAGCCTCTATGCAAGGGTATGCTCCTGCACAAACTAATCTTGGAATGAGATACTCTACAGGCGAAGGTGTAACTCAAGATTTTGAGAAAGCACTTTACTGGATGAAAAAAGCTGCCGACCAAGGTAGAGCGGCAGCTCAGATTAATATGGGAAGAATTTATTATAAGGGAGAGGGTGTGCCTATAGATTATGATAAATCATTCTATTGGTATAAAAAGGCTGCTGATCAAGGAGAAGCTATTGCTCAAAAAAACCTTGGACTACTTTATTATTATGGAGAAGGCGCTACCCAAAATGAAGCTCAGGCAAAATACTGGTTCCGAAAAGCTTGTAATAATGGTAATCAAGAAGGTTGTGAGAACTTGAGGGCATTAAGCTAAGCTAACGATCGTCAAAAAGAGACTACGTCCCGATAGTTAATTAGAATATCTGGATGTAGTTTTCATCTATATGACTAGTGATCTATTCTAAAGAAACCATAGAGTTAAACTAGGCAAACTAAATTTCATTAAAAAAATTAGTATCCCTGTTTTATGTATTTATACTGACTCTAATACCTGCTGGCAAGCCTGAGCTAAATAAGGATCAATTGTATCTTGCTTGAGCAGCCACTTCAGATATCCAGCACCATCCGAATGGGTAGCCAAATCTGCGATAGCCTCACCTTTATGCTTACCAAAACTTAAATGCGTGGGTACGCGTGCCATTTGACTAAACTCATATAAGCTCTCCACATCAGTTATGACATGACCTTGGCTATTAGCCAAATCAATCAAACTACAAAGCACCAGCTCAGTGAAGTGAATATCAGCAATAGCAGCATGCGCATCTCTTGCTTGAGTACGCGCTATATCTCGGTGGAAGTGATAGAGTAGTGATACTAGTTTATGGCTTTCCAATTTAGGAAGAAGGTAGTTAGCCATCGCATTGGTGCAAATTAACTTAGGTGTATGGGTCACACCCGCATTTTTAAGAACGGCCATATCAAAATCAATATTGTGACCAATCAAGTACTCAACACTGTTGGGCAGTCTAAAATCAGTATGAGGCGGCTCATCTGCCACATCCTCGTCACAGATATGTGATATTGCCATAGAGCCCAAGCTGATTTCTTTCAGAGGGTTAAAGCGCTTCGCTCTTGGAGCCTGTAATACAGTTACCTTACCATCGCTGATATCAACAATAGAGTAGGCGGCCTCCGTCATGTGCGGATCAACAAGTCCTGTTGTTTCGGTGTCGAGTATATAGGTGGTCATAATTCGCCTCGATAATTTTGACTTGTTATAAATAGTGAAATTATATTAGTCTATCTTGAGTAGTTTTTAAATAAACTAGAGGTCATAGCTTTCTGGTTCTAACTGATAGAGTGGCGTTACTACTAAGCATAGGCGTATATAACCTCCATAAGTTTTTTTTGTGTTAAGCCTAGTTGATACCTTGCCTCTTACGAACATCTAGTACTTCTTTAATATCTTTAGACATATCAGGACTGTTATGCATATGGTCATGCATTGGTTGATGAGCATGGCAGTAAACACAAAGAGCCATTAAGTTTGAATAGTTATTTTCGTTTTTCTGGCTGTTTATATGATGTGTATGTAACAGCCGTTTGTTATTAATTAAATTAACGTTGCATTGCTCACAAATCCATTTTTGAGAACTTTTATATTGATGACTAATCTGGCTCCAATTACTAGAGTATTGATTGAGAGGTGAGTTCTTATTAGAGTATCCGTCTTTACCTATCAAGGCCTTTGGATACTTAGAAAAAAAATCCTTAATTTGGAAGTGGCTGACACATTGGTTTTTCTTATCATAACTCCAACTTTTAGAATAATCATTCCAGCGCAAAATTTCTAGACAGTTTTTACAAATATTTAAAGAATGCTCGATTTTTCGAACAGACTTACCGTTAATAAAATTTAAATGAAAAGTGTCACTTTCATTTTGCGAAGCAACGTATCTTCTCTTCTTTCCATGACCAAACATTGACTGTAGAGTTGAACAGTGAGCAACATGGAATTTAGGCAGTTTTTCTTTATCGCCCCAATCGTTGACATCACGTATATATAAAACGACCCTCTCGCCTTTAAAGGTTAATGTATAGTCATCTAGAGGTGTGATATCCGAGATACTTTCAATCTCAACACCAATGCTCTCAATTTGAACTCGAGCTCCCTGATACTGACTATCTCCAAAATCTCCATAGGTATGCATGTCTATACCCATACGATCTTTTAAAGTATTGAGAGAAGTATTGTTAAAAAAATTGGGTAATTTAAAGGAAATCATTATTTTTGTTGACCTAAATCGTCAATAATACTTTTTATATGCTCATCAGCATTAGTTCTGACTTTAAACTCAACTCTTTGCGAACCTTGCTGGTTTTCTTTTCCATCAGCATGATGTATTAATTTGGATGAAGAGAGTCCATTGGCTGTTAGTAGGTTTTTAGTCCAGGCTTGATTTGGCGTATTTTTTTCAGAAAGAACATACTTCAATACACTTAAAGTGCGAGCTTGCGATAATTGCATATTGGAGAAATAGGCTTCATTTTCTGAGGTGCCTACTCGCCATTTACTTGAAGTGTGGCCCTCAATACGTATCTCTTCAATACTATCTTGATATTTATCTTGTTTAAGTACATTAATATACCTAGGAAAAAAATCACTTAATATATCTTGGAACTGGGGCTTTAAAACGGCCTGTCCAGTATCAAACAAAACATCTGGCGACTTAAATCGGACAATTAGATTAGCTTCGTCACAGTCTGCATCCCATTTTTCTAAGTCACTAGCGAACTCTTGACATAAATCCTGACCTAGTTCGTTTTTTGACATCGAGTAATCAGACACCGCACTATTGACTTTCAGCATATACAAAACGGCAATAAGCATGAACATCATCATGAGACCTGTCATTAAATCTGCCAAGGGTATCCAATGTCCTTCTGAGCTTCTTGCCATAACTAACGTCCACCATCTTGTGTGATTTTAGATATTCTGGCAAGAGCATTTGAAAGCTGGTTATAATCACCGGCAAACTTTTCTGTCATTGCACTTAACTGACCCCCTAGGCCATTTAATGACTGAGTTAAAGCTTCTTCAAGTCCTGTAGTCAAAGCATCTGTTTGTTTCTTGGTATCGGTGGATAAATTAGAAACAGTATTATTGAAGTCTGTTGCCGAACTCTGCATAGTTTTTGCTATCCCCAATACTTTATTATTGATTTCAGGTAAATCATCTGAGGCTTTACTAACTAAAATTGATAAGCTTTCTAATTGATTTTGAATAGCATTTCGCTGTGAATCCAGGTTACCTAGAGTCATCTCTAATTTCTCAGCAGTATTTTTAAAGTTCTCTGCATTATTTGTAAAGATTTCTGAGTTATTAGCTATAACTGATGAGCTTTTAACTATGCTTTCAAACTGACCAGTAACGGTTTGAACATTTTGTATGATAGTAGTCAACGACTTTGTTGATGTGTCAATATGATCCTTATACTGCTCTTGCCACACTAAAAGCTTTGCTACCGCATCATTTAGCTGTTTGAAGTTCTCCCCAAACTGCTCATTTATTTTAGAATTAAAATCTTTAATAACTTCTTGTAAAGCCTTAACCAATTCATCAGAGGATGACTTTGAGATTTTATCAAGTGCTTTATTTTGCGCTTCTGCGAGCTCTTTTAGATTTTGCTGATTCTCACCTCTTAATCCTTTCAGCTCCTTTAGTAGCTCTTGATTAATATCGGATTCATCAACGTAATCTGTATTGTCAAACACCAACCTTCTAAAGTTAAAAGTTAATGCTCCGCCTACGCCGAATACAGAAGCCCAGAATGCAGTTTTCATACTATCAAGTAAGGCAGGTACACTATCTTGAATGTTGAAAGAATCAAATTTAAATAGTCCTAAAGCGATTGCAAAAAATGTCGCGAATATACCTAAGGTTGTTAGAATTGTAGGTGCTTGTTCCGAGATTTTCTGGTTATAACGAATATGGAAAATTAATGTAAGAAGTAGGATGACACCAATAAAGAATAAAGTCTCTATACTTAAACCCATTGAAATATTCCTAACAAGTTATAAAAAGTGAAATGCATTTAGTGAATCGACTAAAAAATCTGTTTCTAGGATTTTTCGAAGGTAATCCTAACACATATAAGTTCAGTCTTAGATTAATATTGCTAAAATGTGTTTAAAGTACGATAAAAAGGTAAAAATAATACTATAGTAGTATCTATAAAATATTTCATATCTAACCTTGAATGCTAAACATAGGCAAAGGGAGCTTCAATCTTGTAGAGGAGCTATAATAATAGGTTAGACAGGAAATAAAGTATTTATCTGGGATAAGCCCTTATTTCTATTATTGGTGATCTCATCAGGTAAATGCTTATAGAGTTGAAATTCCAGATATGTATGGTTTAGTAGTATGTAAAGAGTATATATGTTTAGGTAGTAGTTTTTACATTGGCTCTGACGTTTTTTTACTAGATAAAAAGCTAAAACTTTATGAAATTGAGTAAGGTGGATATGCTCGATATACCTTATGTGAAGCTTGCATATTTTATTTATAGCAATTAAGTTGTTGCTCTAATTAACAATAGGATTTAACCGATGTTTAGATTAATAGTGAATTTTTTTAAAGGGATAGGTATTTTGCTTAATGGAACTGCTAAGTTCGCAGCAGACGCTAGTAAAGCGCTTGAAAACTCAGCGGATGAGATGCTTAAAGCTTCAACTCTAAGTAGAGCAAGAGCAGCTGAGAAGTACAAGAAAGACAAAGCCCAAATGGTAATAGATGGAGGCTATGAGTCTGAAGAAGCCATGGACAAAGCGCACGATGAATTACTTGAAAGTATTACGAAAAGATCTAAGCGATAATCGATGTAAAAGAATATAGAGATATTAATGATAGGAAAGAAGCTTTGCAGTAGTCGTTTATGCCTAGGAGTAAAGTCATTTAAGATATTTTCAGTGATTATTAATACTAAACTGCTTAATATATTAACGTATTAAGGCTCTTTTAGATTAGCTACAACCTTAATGGCCATATAGTCTCCAGGAAAGACTCGTAATTAAGAATTGAACCGCCCCGGGATTGTCGGAGACTCAACATTCTGAGAGAATACGACAATGAAAAGACAAACCTACACTCCTGAGATTAAAGAACGCGCCGTTCGCATGCTGATTGAAGCGTCGAGCGACT